TGCCGATTGGAACAGTGTTTACACAAGTGTGAGCACCACAAGCAGCACATGGGACAGCGTCTACACAGATGTTAGCGAGACCAGTGCCGATTGGAACAGTGTTTACACAAGTGTGAGCACCACAAGCGCCAACTGGGATACCGCATACAGTGATTTTGAGAGCGTGTCAGCGCAACGTGACGCGGTGATAACCAAGGTTGAGAACGCCAGCGCCAACTGGGACAGTGTCTACACAGATGTTAGCGAGACCAGTGCCGATTGGAACAGTGTTTACACAAGTGTGGGCACCACAAGCGCCAACTGGGACAACGTATACAATTATGTACAAACAACCAGTGGTGATGGATACGCTACTCTGGATTCTACCGGAAAACTTTTAACAGATCAAATACCAGAGCTGAGTATCACACGAGTACATGTGGTACAGAATCCCGGTGATGTGGTCAACTTGAGTCCTACAGAAGGAATACAAGTGGGTGATGTAGTAATTGTGGTGACTACATTTGATAATTTAATTGCAGTAGACACAACTCCCGGGGATTTCGGTACCTATAACAGTGGTACTGAGAGTTATTCTGGATACAACAAACTGGCTTTACCTGCCGATCTAGTACAAACAATCAATGGTAACACCGGACCTCATGTGATATTAACTACTGATGATATCGATCCAGGATCCACCAACATGTTCACCACACAAGGACAACAAGATATGTGGAGCGACACATCTAGCGTGGTGCAAAGCAACAGTGCCAGCTGGGAAGAGACTGCTGATATAGATGCGATCATCAACAGCATCAGTGGTGTGAGCGCCAACTGGGACGATACATACACAAATGTTAGCAACATCAGTGCAGCGAGAGATGCAGCTATATCTAAGGTTGAAGCAGCTTCTGCTGACTGGGACAACACATACACAAATGTTAGTAACATCAGTGCAGCAAGGGACTCGGTGATAACAAAAGTTGAAACATCTTCTGCTGACTGGGACAACACATACACAAATGTTAGCAACATCAGTGCAGCAAGGGACTCGGTGATAACAAAAGTTGAAGCGTCATCCGGAAGCTGGGACGATACATACACATTTGTTAGTGGTGATAGTGGCACTAACAACACTGATTACAATCATATTAACTATGTAGCAGTGAGTGGTGACTCCATGAATGGTAGTCTTGATATCGTTGGTGGTGAGCTCGCAGTAGGTGGTAATGTTACAATTGCTGGTGATTTGATACACCAGGGAGACACTGGTACAAGAATCGCATACAGTGAAGATACAATAACGCTCGAGACCAATAGTCAAGAGTACATCACTATAGACGGAACGGCATCAACTCCAAACCAAGTTATAATAAACAACCCAAACATCGAGCCAGTCGATTTCACAATCAAATCAGTGAATTTAACCAGTGAACCAGCATTCTTTGTTGATGGTACAGACGGTAAAATAGGTATCAACACAGAGATGTTGACAACACAATTCAATGTGTCTGGTGATTCTAAATTCACCGGTGATATGGAGATAACCGGAGACAGCTCAGCTGTCAATGGTACATACACAGGCGATGTCAATATAACTGGTGATATAAGCACCACCGGTATCATCACTAGTGGTGGCACGATACTACACGACATATTTACAACATCTGATGATGTACATGGTGATTTGACAGTGCACGGGTCAATCTCTGCGCAAAGTGACATCATCACATCTGGTACACATAAAGTGTCTGGTGATATCATTTGTGAAGGTGATGCTAGAGTGAGCGGTGATATCACAATTACAGGCAGTTTGACTGCCGACAATTACACATCAACAACCGGGTACTCTGTATTGGATGGTGGTATAATTAAACCCGGAATAACACAAGACATAAACATTGGTGGACATATCTTGCACATTGTTAATGGATTGATCGTAGGAGTCACAGATGAATAATGTCACAATCAATTGAAACCAAACCACTGAGTGCTTTTTATAGCACCAATTTAAATCCGATAGTCAAATCGTATGAGAGACTAGCTACTCGGATAGCATACACGCTAGGTTACCCGCAGATAAACATCGAAGCACACCAGAATCAAGTGTTTGAAAACATCAGTATCGCTATCGAAATGTTCTCAAAATATGCTGGTTATACAGAGGAATTGTTAACATTTAACTCTCGATTGTATGAACCTGGTAAAGGTCTGAGAATGGACGTGTTATTCACAGCGACAGAACAACTCAAGAACTCACATCCAACTGACCCGGAAGACACAACATTGGATACAAGCTTGTATGAAATTGGTCGATCAACCATAGGTGAAGGCCCGGTAGATTTTTCTATCTCATACACATCACCTGCGAAACAAACTGATCAAGATCCACCTAACATGTTGGGTAACATGAAGGGTTATGATTATCTAACTGACAGCTACCGTAAGGTTGTTGATTTGTTCGCGTTTGAAGAAGGTAGTTCTTCCGGTATAAACACACTGTTCACACTGGAGCAGACGTTGGCTCAACAAACATATTTCAGCTATGCATTGGGTAAATATGGGTTTGACTTGATAAGCTGGTACACTCTAAAAACGTGGCTAGACACGAGACGTAAATTGCTGTCCCAAGATTATTATTATCGATTCGATGACAGAAAACAAACCATGTACTTGACACCCGAACCAGGCGGTGGAGCCCGACGAACACATTTTTATGGCATAGTAGGTGCATATGTTGAGCGACCAGTTCATGAATTGGTCCAAGAGCAATGGGTATATCAATATTCATTGGCTTTAACAAAAATTATAATTGGTCGTATACGAGGCAAATACAGCGGTACAAACCTATTTGGCGGTGGTGCACCTAACTATACAGAGTTGCTATCAGAAGGAAATCAAGAGAAAGACAAGCTTGAGACCAAGCTGTATGAAGGCGTACCTGGGTTCGGTGACGGTCAACCACCGATGTTTTTTGTAGGTTGAAGAAGAAACCATACAAAAAATACAAGGAGTACAGACAGGGAACATACAAGCCTGTCAACAGCTTCAAATTCAAAGGGTCAAAATATCCCAGGTATTTGAGCAGCTGGGAGCTTAAATTTTTTAAGTGGTGTGATCGAAATCCCCATGTTGTTGAATGGTCCAGTGAAAGTGTACATATACCGTACATATCACCAGTTGATGGCAAGATGCACAGGTACCTTGTTGATAATGTTGTGCACATAAGAGAGGGTAATAATATAGTCAAGTATTTGATAGAAATCAAACCAAGCAAACAGACACGCCCACCTACAACTCATGGTAACAAAAAAAGGTCAACAATTGTCTATGAACACGCAACATGGGGTGTGAATCAGGCTAAATGGACAGCTGCTAAAAAATGGGCTGATAAAAACAAGTATATATTTCAGATTGTAACGGAGAAAGATTTCGCGCTATTTAACAAATAGTGTGGAAAACGCTGATAATTTCATAAGTAATGGTAACATGCATGCGAATTTACTAGTTGAAACGGCTGATCCGAGAGATTTTGAATATATCATAGAAGAAAAGAGCAACACTTCTGAAGCGACTATACGTATACGCGGACCGTATTGTGCAGCACAACTCACAAACAAAAATCTTAGACAATATGATGAATCTGAGATGAGAGAGGAAGTCAAACGATACACAGAGCAAATGATTGAAACCAAGCGAGCATTAGGTGAATTGAATCACCCGACAACTGCTGATGTTGATTTAGAGCGCGCCTGTCATCTAGTCACCTCATTGAAGCCATCTAAGGACAATCCAAATATATATATCGGAGAATCCAAAGTACTAAGCACTCCAAGCGGTTGTGTAGTGCAATCACTGATAAGAGATGGATGTAGTGTTGGTATGAGCACCAGATCTCTAGGCAAGCTCATGCCAATTGAGGATGGATCAAATGTAAGCATGGTTAAGGATATGAGATTGATAGCAGTCGACTGTGTTGCTGATCCAAGTTTTGGTGAAGCGTTTGTGAATGGTATACTCGAGAGCAAACAATACGTTTTGAATCGTCATGGAGAATATGTTGAGGCATACAAAACACTCGAATCAGATTTATCCACACTACCTAAAAAGGATGTAGAAAGTTACATCAAAGAGAGTGTATTAGATTTTTTAACAGCAATCAAACAAAAAATTTAACATGAACCAATCAAATCAAAACAATTTCAAAGAGAACATCTCAAGGTTTTTACACAACTTAAACAGTAAAAACTACGCGGAAGCGAACAAATCGCTACAAAAGGCCGTAGAAAATAAGCTGTTTGACAAAATAAACAAGCATAAAAACATAAATATTTTTAGTACACATGAGCGAGAGTCAAATTAAACAACAACTAGAAAAAGTAGCTTCCGATGTCCTCACAGAAGAGACATTGGAATCAATTGAACAATCATTCAATGAAGCCGTGCAAAGCAAAGCAGATGAACTGGCCCAATTACGTATCGAGAAAGCTTTAGTCGAGCAAGATGAAGAGCATTCGATCAAGCTGGAAAAGCTACTCGAAGCCATAGATGCTGACCATACGTCCAAACTTGAAAAGGTTGTTGAAGCTTTAGATTCGACGCATGCAGAAAAATTACGCACTGTTGTTGAAAAATTTCGTACAGAGATAGATCAAGATGCTAAAGTGTTTAAAGAGAGTTTAGTTGATAACATTAGCAACTACCTTGACTTGTATGTTGAGAAGATGATACCAGAACAGGACATCAAACAGGCTGTACAAAACAAACATGCAGTTTCCATACTAGAGAGCTTGCGCAAATCACTCAGCATTGACAAAGTGATGGCCAACGAGTCAGTCAGGGAAGCTGTTATCGATGGTAAACGTCAAATTGACGAGGCTGCTGCAAGGTTAGAAAGACTCGAGCAAGAGAATAAAATTTTAAAAGAATCAACACAAAACACGCAAGCTGAGTTGATGTTGGAAAAACTCTCTGAAGGTCTACCTTCATCCAAGAGAAGACACATCTACAAAGTGTTGCAAGGCAAGACAGCTGAATTTATAAACGAAAACTTTCAATACACATTGGACATGTTCGAAAAATCCGAACAAGACAAACTTGTTGAGCTCAAAGAACAAGCCACCACAGGAAAGAAGATATCCGACCGCCCGGTGAGCAAGAGTGAAGAAGTTGTAAAAGAAAGTGTAGAGAGTCAAATAGAACAAACCGAACCCGGTTTACAAGACTCTAATTTGTTCAACAACTACATGGGAGAGTTGAACAGGTGGTAAAATTTGTTGAGGCCAATCCGGCCTGAGTGAGTGAAAAGGAAACATTAGAATATGGCACAGGTAAAACCCGCACAATCATATATCGATCAAGAACGCGCAGGCGTACTTCTTGAGAAATGGGCCCCCGTACTTGATTATAGCTCTGACAACGTCAAAGCTATCACTGACGATCACTCTCGTTTGAACACCGCTATCCTCTTGGAAAACCAAGAGAACTGGTGCTTACGTGAGAGTAATGTTGCAGGAGGATCTTCTGGATCTTTCAGTGGCATGGCAGGTGGAGCGCTACAAGGTAGCCCCGGTCAAGGAGGAGCAGTCCCAGGTGGATCAGATTTCTACGCAGGAGGCGATGCTCGTCTCCCGAAGATTTTGATCCCGATGATTCGTCGTACATTCCCTGAACTAATCACTAATGAGATAGTAGGCGTTCAACCAATGAGTGGACCGGTAGGACTTGCTTTCGCAATGCGTTACAAGTACTCCAATGACACACTTGGTGAAGGTATCGACGGAAAATCCTCCGGTGGCGGCAATGGTGCATATGCATCAGACGCAGGCACTAGTGGAGACCCTCACGGGAAAGAAGTTGGATACCAAGACCTAGACACACGTTTCACAGGTGCATCTTCGGATGAATTGACTGGAAAGGATTCTGGCGGCGCAGACGTTGGACTCAATTTCATCGATGAAGACAAAGGTGTAGCTGCATTGTTGCAAGATTACGAACTCACAGGAAACATTCCACAATTGGAAGTTTCTTTTGAGAAAACAGCTGTTGAAGCTGGAACACGTAGACTTGCTGCACGTTGGAGCGTGGAGCTTGAACAGGATCTCAAGAACATGAACGGTATCGATATCGACACTGAATTGACAAACGCAATGTCGTATGAAATTCAGGCTGAAATCGATCGTGAAATGCTCATGAGAATGGTTCAAGTCGCAGCTTCCGCTGGAGCAGGCAAAGGTGTTAGCACCTGGAGTCCCGCCACAGCTGATGGCCGCTGGCTAGCAGAACGCAATCGTGACCTATACGCCAAGATCATTGTTGAAGCGAATCGTATCGCTATCCGCAACCGTCGTGGAGCAGCCAACTTTTTAGTTGCTACTCCTCGTGTTTGTGCGATTCTTGAAATGCTCCCTGAGTTTCAGTGGATGCAAGTTCAAGGCAACGTGAACACCCAACCAGTCGGCATTGCCCGGGTTGGAAATCTTGGAGGCAGGTTCAACGTCTATCGCGACACACGTACAGAAGCACAATATGAAAATGGTAAACGTGGCGAATCTCGCCTCGAGTACATTCTCATGGGTTACAAAGGACCTGAGTTTTATGACACAGGTATCATTTACTGCCCATACATCCCAGTGATGGTGCAACGTACAGTAGGTCCTAATGACTTTGCTCCTCGTGTTGGATTGCTCACCCGTTACGGTGTAGTTGACAACATTTTTGGTGCAGAGCTTTATTACCACGTGATCGTGATAAACAATCTCGGTGATTCGTTCACACCCGGCACACAGTCGGTGTACTTCGGATAATCTCAGATTAGTCTCAACAACCGGTGAAATGATATATCCGGTGATAAAAAACTTTTTTCGACTCTTACAGGTGATGCTGAAGAGTCGTTTTTTTTACGCTGGTTCCCAACGATTGTCGTAATTGAGTTTAAATGAACCTATAAAATCTTCACGACCACCCATCCGCTCATCTGGAGCAAACAACGATACATAGTTGACACCAGTGCTTCTACTATACAGGTGATACACCTTACCTACAACCGGTTTGATTCTCATCTCTGCATTGTACATCAATTCATTACATTTAAACTCTTCCGCAAACTGTTCGAATTGAGATTTTAGTTCATCAAACTTGTCTTTGTAATGTTTGTTAGCATTATGTACAGCAGCTTGTTTCCAACCCGCCAAACTATGATCAGGTTCAATTTTAGGTGCACCTACATTGCTCGCATAAGGTAATATATGTGCAATGTCTGTTATGTTGTCCGGTAGATCCTTCACTCATTGTTTGGCAGTTTTGGTATGTAACGCATTGACATCAATCAGATCTGGGCACTCGATTGCA